CTTAATGAATCGTTTTCATTACATAACTTAGCATTGCTGCACAATTAAATACAATCAATAAAGTTAAAGCAATATTATTTTTGATTAAGCTCATTTTTCCTCCGCAAGAAACTGTTTAGTAGTAGTAATAGTTGGTTCTTTAATCTCGATCTTCTTGGGTTTCTTATGCTCAGGAATAATACGTTCCAGAACAATCTGAAGAATGCCGTTTAGCATCTCAGCGCCTTTGATTTCGATGGAATCGTTTAGAGAGAATGTTCGCGTAAAAGCACGAGTGCTGATACCTTTATAAAGATATGGGTTAGTTTCATCGTTATTAGATTTACCTGTAACGATTAACTTATCTTCGACAAACTCAATTTCGATATCAGAACGACCAAAACCAGCTACTGCAAGCTCGATTGCATACTTGTTCTCATCGATTTTCTTGATGTTGTACGGAGGATAGTGGGGAATGCTCTTTGTGATATCGTCATGAAGTTTTGAAGCTTCGTTGAAGACGTGATCAAAACCAACAAAGAACGAATTGAAGGCGTCCCAATTTTTTGGGACAAAGTATGTCTTAGTCATAAGTATCTCCTGTTAAGCAAGATTAATATAATTGGCAGTTTATACGCTACTGCCAAACGTGCCACCCCGAAGGCATGGCAATCTCAAACTCTATTTATACATCAAATTTATTATAAATCATTGGCGCTTATTTTCTTCTTCCGATAAGTCGTTTTCTTCTTTTCGAACTGAAATTCCTTTAGAAGGATCTCCATAAGAATCTTGTCTTTTCTTTTCAAGATCTTTTTTTGCTTGAATTTTTTTCGCTAGTTCTGGATCTGCTTTTAGCATCCAACCAGGTTTAGTCATATCAACTTTTTCTTTTATAAATTGAATTAAAGTTTTCATTTACTTTCTTCTTCCGATGTTATATTTAGCAACTAGTTCCCAGTCATCTTTCTCTTTATGAGAAATGATCTTGATCTGACTGATAGGAGCCATTAGTTCTGCAATATATTCTGGTCGCACCACCTTAAGTAAACCCCATTGCTCTAGTAGAGTAGCAATAGTGTTCCTTCTGGACATATCATCTTCAGAGAAATTAGATGGCTTACCGTCTAACATAAACAATTCTTTAAAATGCACGATATAATACTTTCCCTGCTTATGCAGGATATGACACGATTGATAAAGAGTATTATCTTTCTTTGATGCTACACCAATACGAGTCAATGTTTCTTTTATCTTTAAGAAATCTTCTTGTTCTAGAAGACTCACTTCAACCAGGGATTCAACTACACTCATTTTTTTATCACTCCGCCTTTTTGTAATTTTTGTTTCATAAAATCAATATTAGTTTTATTTATTATTTTATGAATTTCGGCGGCTCGGGTGTAACTACACCCATAATATTCACAAATTATATCTAAATCATCACTCTTTTCTTTCTTTGCCCATTTACTAAATCTTTTCTTTTTGGGGATACCATTTAAGTAGTATTCAAATTGAAGTTTATTATCTATGTGAGCATATTCATTAATCTCATTTGCATATAAGATGGTATCAATAAAGTATGATAATGACTTATTGACCATAAAAGGAGTATAACCTTTTTCAGCCAACTCATCATTATCGGTACCAACCATTAGGTTTTTCTTTGTATCATTAATGGCATTCACATAGTCAAAAGGATTCATGTGAACTCACATTCAGTCATAATCATGGTTAGGCAGGCCACGATATTGATTTCTGGATCAGCTACAAAAGCAGCTTTGAATTGATAGTCGCCAATGATTAAAACGAGTTGAGGAATAGATGCAGGCTTAATGTATTGAGAAGCTGTGTCATAGATCTTACGAAATAGAACAGAAGTTTCAATATCACTATTCTCGCCAACCCACTTTCTCATGTTGCTAAATGATTTGGCTTTTAAGAATTCAAATAGTTGCTTAAAGCTTTCATCTCCTAGATTAGTCAAGATACCACTATCAATCTTACCAGTGGCAGAATAGCGTTGAAGTTCATTTAGAACTCGTCGCCAATCTGGAAAGTACTTATTAATAAGTTCTGCAAGGACCGCATCACTAAACTCAATCCCTTCAACTTCAAGGATACCCTTACACCGCTTCATGAACTGAGAAGCCATCTTAGCTTTCTCATTATTAGGAATCTTGAAATCAATCACAGTACATCGACTATGAAGAGGTTCAATAATCTTGTTCTTGAAGTTACAAGTAAGGATAAACCCGCAGTTTTTTGAGAACTCCTCCATGAAGTTTCTTAAAGCTGGTTGAGTACTATTGGGATTTAGATAATCTGCTTCATCTAGGATGACGTACTTTCTTCCACCCATTAATGACATGGAAGAAGCAAACTGACTGATGTCAGTACGAAGAGTATCAATATTGCCATTCATTGAACCATTGATGATCATATAGTCACATTCCAACTGCTCAAGCATGGCACGAGCAACTGTAGTTTTACCTACACCAGCTCGACCAGTCAGGAGCATGTTTGGAATGGTACCATTATTTACAAACTGTTGGAAGGTGGTTTTCAACCCAACAGGTAGAATACATTGATCAATAGTCTTAGGTCTATACAACTGGGACCACAAAAAATCATCACGAATCATAATATAAAGCTCCAATCAATTAAATAATAACCACAGACTCGTATAGTGCCTGAAATTCCTCCATCTCTGTTACTTCATCGGTAAATGAATTATTGTGATATACCTTTGCCATCTTACGCAAGATCCGCTTATTCATATCATACTTTTCAGCGGCGGCATCAATAGCTTCTTTGATATATTCTCGTTCTGACTTGATGCGAAGCATCGAGTTTGAAATTTCAGTCAACACGCCAAGAATATCTTTCTTGTCTTGATCAATCATTATTAACCCTCAAACTTTGAGTTAGCTTCATTTGCAATCCAATATTCAAGCGTATTAGACTTGAATAAGGCAATACCACGAGCAAGAGTAACACGATATGTATCATGCATAATCTTCATGTTTTCAGATTTGAAGATGATATTAAAACTCTTATCAGTAGTACCTACCTTAAGTTCAAAGGAGTTATTGGTTGGATTCTTGACATCGATTGCTCGATAGAATACCTCACCATCAACTCCAACGACTGATACCTCAGGCAGTTGAAGAACACCAGCAGCTTTCATCAAAGACTGATGCTGATCTGGTGTAAGATCGAACTCAAAGTAAGGATCAATTGCCTTCATCTCCTTGTTAGGAGGCAGGACCATGTTTTCCGGATCACCAAAGATGTAATTAACACTCTGTTTACCATCAGTAATCTTTACATAGTTTTTATCTGAGAAGATAAGTTCTGGATCAGCAAAGAGTGAAAGAACACTAAGGAATCTATTCAATTCAAATACGCCAAAATCATGGCTAATCTGGTCATCAATAGTAGCCTTAGCCATGATTGTTTTATGAGGGGACATCGTTGCCAATGTGTTACCCTCACGAAACATGATTGAAGGATTAATGGTGCTGAAGTTTTTCAGCACCGAGATTGTCTTAGGACTTAGTTTCATAATATAAATCTCCTATCACTTTTTCTTTTTATTAAGAAGTCCGGCATCAGCAGTAGCAGCGGCACCAATAGAAGCTAGATCCGCAAGTGATCCACCAAAGATATAAGTGCCAACGTGTTGTAGTTGCATCCAAGGACAGAACCAAACCTGAAGACCCATCTTTTGAACGTTATAACAGAACATGTAATCTTCTGATAGATAACGCTTGGATTCAGGATCAATGATGCAATCAAAGAATGCCATGATCTCGCGGCTACCATCAAAATGTTCAGTACGAACATGATCAGGCTTATAAGAAAGTTGAGGGAATTCTTCCTGATACTTCTCAAAAGTACGGCGACGAATCATCATGAACCCAGTACCAATCTCAGATACTTCAACTGGCTCACCAATTGGAATAGCACCCTGGTTTGATTTAGGATTAAAGACGTAATCACCTACATACTTTTCAAGAGTATTTGGATCTTCATCTGCCACACCCTTATCTACTGCAAGCTTGATCTTTTCCCAGCTAATGCACTTCTTAGGATAAGGACCACCAATAACGTCATAAGGACTTGCATCATCTTGCAACGCAAGAAGAGCAATAACGTCATTTGGATTGAATCCAATGTCGCTATCAATGAACATCAAGTGAGTTGCATTTGACCGCATAAACTCATCAGCACAATAGTTGCGTGCTCGGGTGATTAGCGATTCGTTAAATAGGAAATACAACTGGAGTTGAATTCCATACTGGGTGCAAAGTGAAGTTAGATCAGCTACTGATCTAGCAAACATACCTGCACATTGGCCACCATACATTGGTACGGCCAGAAATAACTTACGCTGACGCAAGTCTTCAATCGGAACTTTAATTTGAAAATTACTCATTCAATTCTCCTTTGTTAGGGACTATTATATTACCATACTTGTAAATTATTGTACACCATTCTCCAACTCATGTACGTAAAGCTGAATCATTGCATAATGAATGATCTTCATTAAGTCTTTACGATTATAACCATCTTTCTTACCATATCTCTTAGCATACTTCATGATGTTTCCAACACAGAACCCTGTCCCATGTCCAGCATCAATA